CAAGTGGATTATTAGCACCTACTGATTGGTATGTAGTTAAAGCAAGTGAAGTATCTGATTATTCTGTACCAACTAATATTGCAACATATAGAGCAAGTGTTAGAACTAAATCAAACGAAATGGAAACTGCAATTACAAATGCAAGTGATACTCCAGCACTAGAAACTTTATACACATACACAGAACAAGCAGATGGAAGTTCTACAAGACCTTTAGGAGAGTGGCCAGAGGAGGTAATCTAACGTGTTAATAGTTGGAGGAAACCAATCGGCAGCAGGCGGTTATGAAGTTGATAATTCATGTAGGTTTAATGATGGAAGTAATGATAATTTAGCTAGAACACCATCAAGTACTTCAAATCAAAAAACTTGGACTTGGAGTGGTTGGGTTAAAAGAGCTTCTGGTTTTGGAACTTTTCAAGTTTTCTTTGGTGTTAATAATGGAGTTGGAGATAGCGTAGCATTTGAATTAGGTTTTGATGGAAGTAATAGATTAGTTGGACTTCCATGGAATTTTTACTTTTTTAAAACTGATGCTTTATTTAGAGACCCATCAGCTTGGTATCATATAGTTTTTGCTTTTGATACTACACAAGCAACTTCTACAAATAGATTTAAAGTATATGTTAATGGTGAACAAGTAACCAGTTTTAATTCAACTAGCTATCCAGGTCTAAATACTAATTGGGTTGTAAACACTACAGCTAGTCATAGAATTGGTATTGTTAATTATATTTCTGCTGGTGGTTTAAATAGACCTTTTGATGGCTATATTGCAGAAGCAGTTTTAGTTGACGGACAACAACTAGACCCAACATCATTTGGAGAATTTGACGAAGATAGTGGAATATGGAAACCAATAGATGTATCTGGTTTAACCTTTGGCACAAATGGATTTTATTTAGATTTTGAAGATAGTGGTGCTTTAGGAGATGATGTATCTGGTAATGGAAATAACTTTACTGTAAATAATTTAACTAGCATAGATCAATCTACTGATACACCTACTAATAATTTTTGTACTTTAAATCCTTTGAATTTTGGTTCTGGTTCTTTAAGTGAAGGAAATTTAAAATGGGCTGCTTCTGGTAGTGCTGGTTATTTGGCTTTTGGAACTATTGGAATAGACATGGGTGTTTCAAATCAATTTTATTGGGAAACAAAAATAGATAGTATCGGAACAGATGGTGTTGTTATTGGAATTGCACCAACAACTTTAAGATGGAATGATACAGGTAGAGCTGGTTCTTATGGATATTATTCAGATGGAAATAAATATATAGGAACAAGTGCTTCGTCTTATGGTGCATCTTTTACAACAGGAGATACTATAGGAGTATTAGCAGGTAATGGAACTATTACATTTTATAAAAATGGTGCAAGTCAAGGAACTGCATTTACAGGTTTATCTGGAACATATCTTCCATTTTTAGCAGAAGTTGGTCAAACAAATTCTATGAATTTTGGTAGTCCACCATATACAATTTCATCAGGTAATAGTGATCCAGCAGGGTATGGTAACTTTGAATATAGTACAAATGGTGGATATGCACTTAACACAAAAAATTTAGCGGAGTATGGATAATGGCTTATACACCTATAGACAAATCATCAGATTATTTTAATACAGTTCTTTATACTGGTACTGGTAGTTTTCCTTCAAGTAAAACAGGGGTTGGATTTCAACCTGACTTTATTTGGATTAAAAGAAGAAATGCAGTTGCTAGTCATGTTTTATCTGATTCTATAAGAGGAGTTACAAAAACCTTATATAGTGATTCTACTTCAGCAGAACTAACTAATAACATTTATGGTTGGGTAAGTGCATTTGGTTCAGATGGGTTTAGTGTAGATCAATCTGGTTCTAGTGGAGAAAACGTAAATGCTTCTGGTTCAACTTACGCATCATGGAACTGGTTAGGTGCTAATGGTACTGCAGCTAATACAGATGGTTCTACAAGTTCTACAGTTTCAGCTAATACTACTTCTGGTTTTAGTATTGTGTCTTATACAGGAACAGGAAGTGCTGGTACAGTTGGAACAGGTTTAGGAGCAGTACCTAAAATGATTATTATAAAAGATAGAGATGCAGCTGATAATTGGAATGTGTATCATTCATCAACTGGTAATAATTCGCATATGCATTTAAATCTTACTAATGCTGCAAGTGGTTCTTCTAGTTATTGGAACACTACAACACCTACATCTTCTGTATTTAGTTTAGGAAGTAATAGTGCAGTTAATGCAAATGGAAATAATTTTATTGCCTACTGCTTCGCAGATGTACAAGGCTACTCAAAATTTGGAAGCTACACAGGTAACGGAAGCACAGATGGAACATTTGTTTATACAGGATTTAAACCAGCTTGGGTTATGGTTAAGAGAACATCAGCTTCTGGAGATAATTGGATTATGTTTGATAATAAAAGAGACGAATTTAATGTTGAAGAAACGTTTTTTGAAGCAAATTCTACTGATGCAGAAAAAACATCTGCTAGTCATAAAGTAGATTTTTTATCAAATGGTTTTAAAATGAGAGCAACAGGTGCTGGTAGTAATGGTTCTGGTTCAACATACATCTACATGTGCTTCGCAGAGAATCCGTTCGTTTCATCAACTGGTGTACCAGCTACTGCGAGATAAGACAACTTGCTATAATACACAAACTGGTATATTTTAAAGTATGCTACAAAAACTTAACTTTAAACCTGGTTTTAACAAAATGGTCACAGATTCCGGAGGTGAGTCTCAGTGGATTGATGGAGATTTTGTTAGATTTAGATATGGACTACCTGAAAAAATAGGGGGTTGGTCACAACTTACAAATTCTAATAATACTTTACCTGGAGTAGCACGTGCTCAACATGCTTTCACTAGTATTGCAGGTGAAAAATACGTAGCAATTGGAACATCACAAGGTTTATTTTTATATTATGAAGGTCAGTTTTTTGATATTAGTCCTTTAGATAATGATGTAATTACTGGAGCTACTTTTGATGCGGCATCTGGATCTCCAACGGTTACCGTAAATAAAACAGCACATGGTTTATTAGATGGAAGATATGTAACATTTTCATCTGTTACGGTTCCAACAGGTTCAGGTTATGCAACATCTGATTTTACAGACAATACTTTTGAAATAAAAAATAAAACTGCAAATACATTTGAAATAACTATGCCTTCTAATTCAGCGGGTACGACTTCTGGAACAGGGTCTGCACAAATTGATCCATATGAAATAGTAGGTCCTACTTTTCAAACTGCAGGTTTAGGATGGGGAACTGATACCTGGAGCTCAGGTACATGGGGAACTGCAAGTGCTACTAGTAATGTAATTTTAGATCCAGGTTTATGGTCTTTAGATAATTTTGGTCAAATATTAACTGCAACTATTCATAATGGTAAAACATTTACATGGAATGCAGGAGCTGCTACACCTAGAGCAAATAGAGCAACTGTAATGTCAGGTGCTCCTACTAAAACAAGATTAACTCAAGTATCCGATAGAGATAGACATTTATTTCATTTTGGAACAGAAACTACAATTGGTGATACTTCAACATTTGATCCAATGTTTATTAGATTTTCTAATCAAGAAGATTATAGTACTTATCAACCCACAGCGACAAACACTGCAGGGACTTTTAGGTTAGATAAAGGTAATGAAATTATTGGAGCAGTGTCTGGTAAAGATTATACATTAGTTTTAACAGATAGTTCCGCTTATGTTATTCAATATGTTGGCCCACCATTTACATTTAGTGTTAGACAAGTAGGTACAAATTGCGGGTTAATTGGACAAAACGCACTTAGTTATTCTAATGGTATTGTGTTTTGGATGTCAGGTGAAGGTGGATTTTTTATGTTTGATGGTACAGTAAAAGCTATACCATGTTTAGTTGAAGACTTTGTATTTACTACAACTGGAGATAATTTAGGAATTAATTATAGTTCTAATCAATTAGTTTATGCAGAACATAATACTTTATATAATGAAATTAATTGGTTTTATCCAGCAGCGGGTTCAGAACAAATTAATAGATGTGTGGTATATAATTATGGAGAAAACGTTTGGACTACATCTTCTTTAGATAGAACTTCTTATATTGATACCGGTGTCTATGATCTACCTTATGCAACAGACTATAGTAAAAATGCCTTACCTAATTTTCCAATACAAGGTATTACAAATACTTATGGTGCATCAACTTACTATGCTCATGAAACCGGAACCGATCAAGTCAACTCATCAGGCACAACATCAATCGATGCTTTCATTCAATCTGGAGATTTTGATATAACTTCAAGCAAAAGTGCATTAGGCCAAGCAACAGGTGTAGCTAATTTTCAAGGAGATGGAGAATTTATCATGTCTGTTAAAAGATTTATACCTGATTTTAAAGTGTTAACAGGTAATTCAAAAATTACTTTATTATTAAATAATTACCCGAGTGATACAGCATCTAGCTCACCTCTTGGACCCTTTACAATTACATCAACTACTGATAAAGTAGATACTAGAGCTAGAGGAAGATTAGTGTCACTTAAAATAGAAAATGATGCGGTAGGTGAAACTTGGCGTTATGGTACATTAAGACTTGATGCAAAACCAGATGGAAGAAGATAATGGCTAAAGTAACTGCATACATACCCGAACCAAAACAAGAATACGAAGTTAGTAATCAAAGACAAATTTTAGAAGCATTGGATACTGTAAAAAATCAACTTAATTTTTCTTTTCAAGAAGATTTAAAAAATGAGGAAGACCAAAAAAACTGGTTTTTTAGCTAATGGCAAATTTTTATAAAAGCGAGACATTTGATTTAACAACAACTAATTTAACTACAGTGTTAAGTATTAGTGTATCGTCAATTGCTATTGTAAAAGCAGTGCAGGCATGTGTAATAGATAATACCAATGTTGATATAGATGTAGTTTTAAAAAAATCAGGTGGTTCTGATGTTGAAATAGCTCACAAGCTTTTAAATAAAACCACAGATAATTTTGCAAAAGATGTGATAAATCTAGAAGCAGGAGACGTATTAAAAGTAAAAGCCAGTGTTGCTGATAAGGCCTCTGGACAAGTAAGTTATCTTATGATAGATAGATCTCAAGAAAATGGATAAAGATATTTTAAAAATAGATTGTACGACAGTAGTAGTTCTAAGAAATACTAGAACTAATAAAGTATATAAAGACGAAGCAGAGAAAGACGCTGACATAGCTAATCCAAATACTGATACAGTAGCAGAACATGTTGCTCAGGATTTAACAGTTCAAATATCACCGAAAGGACTAAACGTTTTACAGAAAGTAATGAATCAAAATAATGACAAACCAAAATCCTAGAGGCGGAACAGAGCTTCAATTTGAATATTTAAGAAAACACGTTGATCCTAAACTATTGGATCAAGTACAGATTTGTACATCCGTACCAGAAAAAATTCCATTACATCCAAATAAAGTAAACATACTTTGGGAAAAAAATTCATATGACCAACCGAATCTGGCTCCATGGTTTAAAGATAAATCTAATCATCATAAATATGATTGGTATGTATTTAACTCTAATTGGAGTTTTGAAAAATTTACACAAGCATTTGGTTTACCTACAGAGAAATGTTTAGTAATTAAAAATGGTGTAGATACTATTGAACCTATTCCAACTATATATAAAAAAGGTGACCCTATAAAAATTATTCATCACTGTACACCTTGGAGAGGACTAAGTGTGTTGTTAGGTGCAATGCAACTTGTTAAAAATCCATTAATAACTTTAGATGTATATTCATCAACAGAAGTATACGGTAAAAGTTTTTATGATCAAACAGATGATCAATACAAAGCACTTTATGATCAAGCAAGACAACTCCCTAATGTAAATTATATTGGTTACAAACCAAATGAATATATTAAAGAACACTTAAAAGATTATAGATTATTTGTCTATCCTAGTATTTGGGAAGAAACATTTTGTATATCTTTAATTGAAGCAATGGCTGCAGGGTTA